GCTCGCCGTTCGTTCAACGATTGGGGAAATACACCCATCAGCAACGAAATCCTGAACATTACCGACAACGATCAGACGAATCTGCTGTGGGCCAGTTCTGCGGTCGTGTTTGACAATCGGTTGCTGATGACTGGACAGCCTCGGTACAGGTCTGATGGAGTCACGCATCAAGCGTTGATGGTTCTCGATTTCGACTTGATTACGTCCTTGCGTAAGAAGTTTCCGCCCGCCTGGGCTGGAATTTGGACCGGATTGAACGTGTTGCAGCTCGTTAAAACTGAGAACGCTTACGGAGACGCTTGTTTCGCAATTGCTCGCGGATCGGACGGTTCAATTCAGATTTGGGAAATCACCAAGTCCAACAAGTTCGACTCAAACCTGTCCGACCCTAAAAAGGAAATTGAGTGGCTGGTTCAGACTCGCGCTTACAATTTTGAACTTCCATTCGGACTGAAGAAACTTGATTCAGGCGACATCTTTATCGATTCGCTAAGCGGATCAGCGGCATTTTACGTCCAATATCGCCCAGATCAATATCCCGGCTGGCTTGAATGGACCGATTGGACTGAATGCGCGATTGTTGATCAGTGTCTGACCGGATTGTGTCCTCTGACAAACTTTCAGCCGCAATACCGGCCAAAAATGCGGTTGCCGACGCCTGCCGATATCCCGTGTAACGAGTCAATCAGCACGCCGACGCGCAATCTGTACGAAGTTCAGCTCAACATCTCGATTTCCGGTTACTGCCGCATCAAGAGCATTCGAGTTCACGCTTACGACGTTCAGGAATCTCCTGTTGGTGAATGCCGGACATACCAGGGATGCAAGGTTCTTGAAGGCTGCGACGTAAATCCTTTCACCTACACATCGGAATAGCATGCCAAACCTAACCCTCATCACGCTTACCGCTCCAAACCTTCCGTTGACGTACTGCCCGTCCAACTACCAGCAGTTGGCCAACGACATCATCAGCGGCACTCAGGCGACGTTCAACAGCGCGATTGGAAACTCGTTCTTTAACTTTGGTTCTACGACTCCTGCGCTGAACAATCAGGTTTATCCGTGGCTCGACGAGAATGGAAATTGGTGGGTGTTCAACGGCGGATATTGGACACGGCAAAATCCGGTTGCAGCCGGAAGTTCTGAACGTCGTATTTTTGTTGGAACAAGCACTGATGTGCTGTCGTACGATGGCGGCGATGGAACTGTCTACTCTGGCAATCCTTACGCCGGTTCGATGTGGCAAGTTGACAATGCGTTTGACGCTCGATTTCCGGTCGGTGTTGGATCTTTTGCCGCAAGCGGTGCGGTTGCCGTTCAAGGTACGACTACGTCCACCTCTGTCGCTGGCGAGGACAAGCACACGCTTGTTACATCCGAGATGCCGTTGCATACGCATCAAATTCTTAATCAGTACATAAATCTCGCCCAACGCGGATCGGCTGATACGAGTTTGTTTAGCGCAACAAATACTGGAGAGGGGACGGCCAATTTGCTGCCAACCACCTCGTCCGGTGGCGATTCGGCACACAACAATCTGCCGCCGTTTTACGGTGTTTACTTTATCAAGCGAACTGGCCGAGTCTATTACACCAAATGAAGCTAATCGTTCAGGACATTCGCTCCACAATCGCCCGTGTCATCGGAGTATGTGTCGATGATGCGCGCGTTTATGATTACATCAATCAAGCGTGTCGAAGGCTTCTGCACAAGGGGTTGTGGGCAGGATCATACGGTCGATTCACGGTTACGACCGTTGATGGGTGCATTACTTGGCCGCGAGCGATTGAAACCATCGAGGCTGTCGCTGACTGCTGCGGAACCGGATCTGTAAGAAATCAATGGTATGAATTTCAAGAAACTGGATTTGGACTTCTTGGAAAATGCAACCCGTGCGCCGGAAACCAGCTTGTTGATCGTGGCACTGTTGTTTCTTACCGTGATTTGTCTGGCGGCAATAACAGCTACATTCGAGTTTACCCTGGCGACGCTTCAGATGTCGGCAAAACAATCACGCTTCAAGGATACGACGCAAACGGTCAATGGATTCGCACTCAATCCGGCGGAGCGTGGATTGACGGCGAAAAGCTGACGCTTGCTCTCCCTTACGTTCAGTCTTCCAAGAAATTTACCGCACTGACTGGCGTCATCAGGGAGGCAACAAATACCGCATCGCGGCTTTACGAGTACAATCAGGCAGTTTTTGCCGAGATTGATCTGGCAGTTTACGACCCTGATGAAACTTTGCCGCAGAATCGTCGTAGCCTGTGGACTGGTCGAAACAGCGATTGCTGCACCCAGACCGTTACGGTCATTGGCAAGATGCGTCACATCAACGCGACGAGCGTCAACGACTACCTTATTCCTCCGTGCGCTGATGCCATCAAGCTGATGGTCATGGCCATTCGCAAGGAAGAGAACGATTTGATTCAGGAAGCAGTGGCCTACGAAGCCAAAGCGGTTCAAGCTGTGCAGGAGCAGACGATGCAGTATCTGGGTGACGCCGTCGCAACGATACGCATGGTAGGCGTCGGTTTGAACGGCGGAGGGTTTTCTCAATGGTTCTGAACCAAAAGGATAATTTATGGCAATAGGACTTGTAGGTTCAATTTTGGGTGGAGCAGGAATTTCCGCAGCGGGAAGCCTGCTTGGCGGGCTTTTTGGCGGAAAGAAGCCAAAGGTTCCAGAATTGAAGCCGATTGATTTTGGTGCAGAACAGCGGCAAGCGATTCAGCAAAACATCGCGTCGCTTGAGCCTGCAACCGAGTTGGCCACCAAGACGACCGCCGCTGAGCAGTCTCAGCTTGAGGCGCAGCTTCGTCGCGCGATTCCTGGCTATGACCAGTTGATTCAACAGGCTGGCAAGAACATTGGGTCGGCCTTGCGAGGTGAGATTTCCCCTGAGATTTCTGCTCAGGTTCAACGCTCTACCGCTGGACGAGCTTTGTCTGGAGGATTTGGTGGCGGATCTGGATTCGGTCGTGCGCTAACCGCTCGCGACTTGGGGTTGACTGGGATGCAGCTTCAGAATCAGGGTCTGGCTCAAGCTCAGAACTTCATCCAGCAGCAGCGTGCGGTGGGCATGGCTCAACCGTTCTCGGTGAGCAGCATGTTCATTACGCCGAGCCAAAGAATTGGATTCATGCAGCAGCAGCAACAGCTTCAGTATGGACGCGATTTGCAAGCCGCTCAGGCCGCTGCTTCCGCTTCTCCGATGCAGCAAGCGTTGCAGAGTGCTGTCACTGGATTTGGTGGTCAGGTTGGCGGCGCGCTGTCGCAATATGGAATTTCGAGTGCGTTGATGTCTCAACTGCCAGGGGTATATCGACCGCCATCGTCTTACAATCCCCAGAACGATCCTGAGCTTTATTCTTTTCCGAGAACAAATACCTCTGAAATAGGGCCGCAATCTACCAGCCTATTCCCAGAATACAGCTCGTCCAATTTCGGACTCTAAATCTTATGGCCGACCAATCTCTTCAAGCATTTCAGCTAGGCGCATCGCTGTTCGACCGCGCGCAGACGCAGCAGCGGATGATGGAGCAGTTGCAGATGCAGACGGCTGATCAGATCATGCGTCAGCGTCAGGCGGATCTTCAGAACAAGATTCAATCGAATGCCTATGCTCAGGCGTTGTCGGAGCAAGAGGCGCAGAATGCTGAGTACGATACGTTTCAGAAGTTTAATGAGGAAGTTGGAACCTATTTCAACGATCCTGAGCTAAAGTCTCCAATGCCTGCGCTGCCACGTTTCAGGTCAAAGGTTTTTAACCAGCAGGCAACTCAAGCGTATCAAGGTCTTCAGCAGTATTCTCCGCGAGCTAAAATCATCAAGTCTCGCGAACAGTTCGACAAACTTAGAGCAAATAGCATCGAAGAGATGACGAACCAAGGCATCGATGTTTTTGACCCTCAGACTGGACAAATTAATGAAGAGGTTTATCGGACAAATCTTCCTGTCATCAGAGAGCAGATGAAGGAAAGGCAGACTATTAAAGACCTCGGCACAGAAATGTCCGAAGAAGTTTTTCAGTTGGATAAAACCATTCCTCTTCCTGAGCGAATCAAAACTGCTCGCACTAATGTTGAGGCTCGTCGAGCAGGTCGAATCAATCCTTCTGACAGCATGAAAATAACTATTGCAAATGATGCCGTTGACGATTGGCAAGAGTTGTTTGGCCCTGCTGACGCTCGCACTTCTTCAAGGATCAAAGGAAGCGTTATGCAGAGTGATTGGAAATGGCCTGAAGGGGATGATGCTCGTCAAATTCGTGGCGATCAGAATACAGCAAGGGGTTCGTCGAGACTTGTTGATGAATTGAACAAGTTTGAGCAAACGTACGGAAAAGGAAAAATTCAGAATTACGTTGGTCTTATTGACGGTAAAATTGGAGAGCTTTCTAGAAGGTTAAAGGAATCAAAAACTGAAGAAGAAAAGAACGCTTACGAGCTTCTTCAAAGATTTAACACGGTATTCAACGAAGAGGCGTTTGCAACTTCTGGTAAAGCTGTTACACAGCCTGAACAGGTTCGGTTGAAAGCGGCCATCGGTGACATTAGGAGTAAAAACTTTGTTAACGATATTAATAACTTTGCTAAATTTGCTGCGGAAAACTTGTGGGGAACGATTAATGATTTTAAGACAAAGCGCAAAATTTCTCCAGAGCAAGTGAAGTTGGCCAACGAACTTGTTAAGAAATACAATCTTCCGTTTACACCGTTCGGTAAACAGCAGCAATCAGCTCCGGCTTCTGCCGCTGGTGGAATCAAGATCATCTCAACTGAAATCATCGGACAATAACATATGCCACGCTTTGCTGTAACAGTTGATGACAACGGAGTTCAGAAGCGGGTTGTTCTGGAGTCTGATACGCAGCCGACAGAAGCCGACGTTCTT